GGTCAGTCTCCTACAACTGATCAACGCCGCGCTCTCTATTTGAAATTGTTCAGTGGAGAAATGTTTAAAGGTTTCCAGCACAATGCAATCGCTCGCGATCTTGTGATGAAGCGTACACTAAAGAACGGCAAGTCATTGCAGTTCATCTATACCGGTCGTACAACGGCTGAGTATCATACTCCCGGAAATGCAATCCTCGGTAACTCCGACGGTGCGCCTCCCGTGGCAGAGAAGACCGTCACAGTTGACGACCTTCTTATTAGTTCAGCCTTCGTTTATGACCTTGATGAGACTCTTTCTCATTACGATCTTCGCTCAGAAATTAGTCGTAAAATCGGCTACGCTTTGGCCGAAAAATATGATCGCTTGATCTTCCGTGCAATTGCTCGTGGTGCTCGTGCAGCATCCCCAGTAAGTGCTACTAACTTTGTTGAGCCCGGTGGTACACAGATCCGTGTTGGTTCTTCTACCAACGAATCTGACGCTTTCTCCTCTACCGCATTGGTTGCTGCTTTCTATGACGCAGCTGCAGCGATGGACGAAAAGGGTATCTCTAGCGATGGCCGCTGTGCTGTCCTGAACCCACGTCAGTACTACGAACTGATCCAAGCTGTTGGAACTAATGGTCTTGTAAACCGTGACGCTCAGGGCTCTGCTCTGCAAGGCGGCAACGGCGTCATCGAGATCGCTGGTATCCACATCTACAAGTCGATGAACATCCCGTTCCTTGGCAAGTACGGCACCAAGTTTGGCGGTACTACTGGCCAAACCTCTCCTGGCAATACCGGTGATTTCATCGGTCCTAGCCTGGAAGATGCTTCTACTGCTCAAGGTGGAATCAACAATGACTACGGCACAGCCTCCGAATTTGGTGCAGTGTCTGCTGGTCTTATCTTCCAACGTGAAGCAGCCGCTTGTGTCGAAGCAATCGGTCCTCAAGTCCAGGTCACCAGTGGTGATGTCTCCGTGATTTATCAGGGTGACGTTATCCTTGGCCGCTTGGCTATGGGTGCTGACTACCTGAACCCCGCTGCAGCCGTTGAGCTGTATGTCGGTGCTTCAGCTCCTTCTGCATTCTGATTTAAATACTTTATTGGGGTCTCTTCGGAGGCCCTTTTTTTTAACTATATGTCCTCAACTATTGGCACCGATACCGAACTATCCGCAGTGAACTCAATCTTGGGGAGCATCGGTCAATCGCCTGTTACCCAACTGAATAAAGAGAACCCAGAAATTTCATTTATCTATAATATCTTTAAAGAAGCAGTCATAGATATACAAAATGAAGGCTGGGTATTTAATCGTGAAGATGGTGTGCCACTCACACCTGACGAGAATGGCTACATCTTTGTACCCGTAGATGTACTACGACTTGACATCAGCAAAGGTCAAAGCGATCGAAGCACTAATGTAGTAAAAAGAAAAGGCCGTTTATATGACAAGGTAAATCATACAGATATATTTACAAAGGCAGTAATTGTAGATACGGTAAGAGTCTATGACTACGAAGATCTACCTTCTGTATTTCAAAGGTACATTTCTTACCGAGCATCGACTCGTGCTGCTACACAACTAGTAGCTAACCCACAACTCGTTCAACTGTTAGGTCAACAGGAAGCTATTGCTCGTGCAGCCTGCATGGAATATGAATGCAACCAAGGTGACCATAACTTTATGGGATTCCCAGACAACAGTAACTACCAAACATATCAACCATATACTGCATTGAGGCGCTGATGGCAACAATTACCCAAACGATTCCAACTTATGTCTTAGGTATTTCAGAACAACCTGATGATAAGAAGTTGCCAGGTCAGGTAAGAAAGGCTGTAAATGTTGTACCTGATGTAACAGAAGGCTTGATGAAGAGACCTGGCAGTAAATTTATCAATACTTTAAGTAATGTACAAACAGATGGATGCTGGTTTAACTACTACCGTGATGAGAACGAAGGCTCTTACATAGGTCAAGTAGATAGAAATGGTGTTGTACGTGTATGGCGCTGCAGTGACGGTGTAGCTATGACAATCAATAGCAGCAACTCACCGGACACTTACCTAGCACATAGTGCTGATGGTGACATACAATCTCTGACAATTAACGATACAACTTTCTTGGTTAATAGAACTAAGACTGTAAATATGACAACTGCTGTGGGTGTCTCTAAACCAGACACACATTCAGTGTATGTAGAGCTAAAACAGATTGTACCTAGGCGACAGTATGCTTTAAATATTTACAACAACACATCTACAGTAGCTGAGAGATCAGCCGTTACAGTGAAAGTAGATATGCCTTTTACTAACAACAGTGATTCAGAAGATGATGCAAGGTATGCAGGATCTAAAGTACAAGTTGATAGTACAACTGGTATTGCTGTACGTGTAACTATTACTGGTCAGCCTTATGTTGCAAGTTACGGTACGTCCAGTGATGGAATAGATAACAATGTTGGATCGCCAGTGTATTCGTCTATGTACACGGCAAGGGTTGATTTGCTACATGGTGGCTCTTACTCAGGAACACTACCTAGCTTTACTGTAAATATTGAAGGCATTAACCATACTATCACTGTAACCAAAGAAGTAACTGCATCATACAAAGGGAATTTAAATAGGGTCCGTCCTGTTCCAGTTGATCTTGAAGCAGAAGCAGGTACTTCAGTTGCTAGTTTACTTAGTTCAATTAAAGAAGAGATTACTGGTGTAACAGCAACTGTAATTGGAAGTGGTTTATACCTTACACATAGTTCAGCATTTAATGTTGAGGCTATGGAAAGTGATCTTTTTAATATTGTTACTGACAACATTAATGATGTAACCAGCTTACCAGAACAATGTAAGAACGGGTACATCGTAAAAGTGACAAACTCAGCACAGCTTGTTGAAGACGACTACTTCTTAAAGTTTGAAGGGGATAACAATCAGGACGGTACTGGTTACTGGTCAGAATGTGTGGCGCCTGGTGTTACTACAACTATTGACCCTGCGACGATGCCTTACATCCTTCAGAGGACTAATGCCACCAACATGACACTTGACCAATACAGCTGGTCTCAACGTGAGGTTGGTGACAATCTAACTAATAAGCTGCCAACATTTGTTACCAAAAAAATTAACAAGGTTTTGTTTCATAGGAATCGACTTGTGATGCTAAGCGGCTCAAATATTATTATGAGTCAGCCTGGTGATCTAGGTAACTTTTGGAATAAGACTGCTCTCACCTTTAGTGGTATAGATAGAATTGATATTTCTTGTAGTTCGTCAAGCCCTAACCAGTTAGTTGATGGCATTGAAATGAATACAGGACTTGTCTTGTTTAGTGGTAATTCACAATATCTATTTTCTACTGACAGTGATGCACTGAATCCTGAAACAGCAAAGGTGTACTCACTAGCGACATATAACTACAACGTTGATGTAGCACCAATCTCTTTGGGAACTTCGCTTGCATTCATTGACAATGCTGGTAAATACAGCCGATTCTTTGAGATGGTAAACATTGGCCGTGAAGGCGAGCCTGATGTTATCGAGAACAGTAAGGTTGTTTCACGACTCCTTGGTACTGGATTGGATCTAATAGCAAACTCCAGAGAGAACTCATTTATACTTATGAGTACAACAGGTAGCCAAGACGTGATTGGCTATCGTTACTATAACCAAGGTAATAAAAGAGTACAGACTGCTTGGTTTATCTGGCGTCTACGTCGTCCTATCAAATACCACTACATCATTGATGATGACTACTACGTCATTCATGATGACAGTACACTTACTAGGATGTCTTTAAAGACAGCTACAACTACCCCAACAATTCAAGATAATGAAGATGAATTTGATATCCATCTGGATCACTTTACAACAATAGTTCCAGAAACTATGACGTACAATCCAATTACACGTAAGACTGTATTTGCATTACCTGCAGCGTTTAATACCAGTGGTTCAGTAGCCGCCATTGTAACTAATAATAGTGATGACAAAGGACGGTATCAAATCGTTGAAGGTATGGAGCAGTCCTTTGAATCTTTAGTTGGTGAGTATTCAGAGATCGATGTCAACGACGACATCAATGCTGAATTAATCGATTTAAATACTACTGACTTAGAAGGAGCAACAGTATATGATCTTGAGTCTGGTACTACATATCTCAACTTATTAGCAGGTAGTTCAACAGAATATGACTCAGGTGGGCAGACAGTTTCACTTACTGGTGACTGGACTAACAACCCAATAACAGTTGGATATTTGTTTGAGATGAGTGTGGAGCTGCCAACCATCTATGCAACTAAGGCTCAAAACAATCGTGTTGTAGCTGATACATCCTCCTCTTTAATTATCCAAAGGCTAAAATTTAACTTTGGAAACATCGGTGAGTTCTGGACAACACTTAAACGAAACGGTAAATCGGACTATGTAGATAAGCACGAATCTTCGATGCTTAATTCCTACTCATCTAATACTGCACCTTACGAAAGTGAAAGTGTAAGAACTGTACCGGTATATGAACGCAATACAAATGTAAATGTCATCCTTAAATCCACCCATCCATCTCCAGCCACCTTGCAATCAATGGCTTGGGAAGGAGAATACAATTCCAGATTTTATAAAAGGATCTAAATACATACATTTGATAACTCAAGAGGCTGCTTTAGAGGTGGCCTCTAATCTACGTTCAGATGACCGTAGAGAGATAGAAGAAGGGTATGGGTTAGATCCTATGGTTGCTATACCAGAAGGGGCTTCTAACGGCTTCTGCATACATTTCACTGTCCCTGACGGCAGGATTGCCGGACTAGCGGGGGTGGGTGATAACGGAGCTGTATGGATGCTCTGCACACCAGCAATCCATGACTATCCAGTCTTATTTACTAGACAAGCTAAAAAGTTTATTGACAGTAGAACAGAAGAAGTTCTGTGGAACTATGTCGATAAACGTAATACAGCACATATAAGACTACTTAAATTTTTAGGGTTTGACTTCCACGAAGAA